CCAAAGAACGCATACGTTATAACAGGTCGTACAGACTTTTGCAATCCAGCAATAATCCCTACACCCTGATTGATTGATATGTCATGTTCTATCAATCTCTTATGTTCGTTGTCCGCTGCTTGCGTCTCGAACATTTTCATTTCATGGTCAAATCCAGCAGCACGTAGTTCTGCCATCTTTTCCATTTTCTTTAATTCGAATTTATTGTTTGCCTTAGTCTTTAGGTGGTCTGTTATTGCCGGAACAATAGAACCTCCAAAACCTAAAGCAGTTCCTAAAATACCACTTAGCATTATCTACTCCATTTTTGTTTACTATCTTCTTGTGCTTGAATAAATCTCTTCAAGACTTCTTTCCTTTTCTTCTTCATTTTGTCCATATGTACGGGTACAGTCTCAGAGTCATCTCCTGTGCTAACTACCGCACCTGTTCCCATCATCTCATTAAACTCTAAGAATGTTTTCATAAATGCATTTTCCTTTTGTAAACTTTTAATCTCGTCGTCTGTTACTCTTCCATCGTCCATTATCTTCTTACATTTCTTTAGGAAAGTTAAGTAATGATATTTCTCTAACATTTTATATACGACGTTCTTTGGAAGTCTGTTTTTAATACTGAATGTCTTAATTTGTTGTGGTGTCATGTCACTATCAAACGCAGCACGTCTTTCTGCATCAATGTCATCATACATATCTGCCAAATCGTTTAACTCACTTGATATATCACTCAATACCTTTGAAATCTTTTTACCAAGACCTTTTACTTCGTTAGGTTCAAGACCCATCAACTCTTTGTAGTCAATTAAATCTCTTTCGAGTTCGCCTTTGCCCATGTCAATTGCATAGACTTTATCTCTGAAGTCATCAATATATAAATCCATATCAAACACAAAGTCTTCTGGACGTTTCACAAACTTCTGATTTTTTATATCGAACACAGCATCTGCTTTACCATTCTGATCATCATAAGTTTTCTCGTCAGTAAGAAAATAATAGTTGACAGGGTGTTCTGTATTGGGTATAAGTTTACCTTGGATGTTATCCGGATTGCTTGAAGAGAGATACTTCTTTGAGAGTCTGAGTCTTTCGTCCTCTGCTTTGTCAGCAGGAACATCAAACAATATATTAATATCTAGGTCAGCGTCTTTTCTATATCTCTTTGTGAGTATAGAACCAATGAGAGTATATTTGAGTACAGGATAGTCTTTCTCAAACTCTGCAAGTTGTTTCTCAATCATAGAGATGACTGAAGGTTTGATTACAGGGTTAGGTGTATTCTCTTTATCAAATACCGCAGGAGCATATGTCTTCCTTGGTATATCGATGATACTTTCTTTTAGTTCCCAAAACGTTTTCATTTCTCTATTTCCCCTGTTGAAAAGTACATCTTCTGACCTGAATTTATATGAACACCTTCGTATATGTCTATACCCAATACACTGCCTATAGGTAATGCGTGCCCTTCAACAACACGAACCTTATCACCTTTAGATACAATCTCTTCACCTGTAGTGATTACGGTATCAAACTTAGAACGATAAATGCCATTTGAAAGTTCTTTTCCCTCTATCATATACCATTGAGTCGTCTCAACTAAACAATCAAGAATATCAATACCCGTCTCTTCATGTATCATGTTGATTTGTCTATCACTCAAGTTGCCATCTTCTTTGATAAGAAGTAGTGCAGCACCATATCTTGCGATAATAGACCTGCCTCCAGGAACCTTTGCCATGAGTTTTTTGAGATTGATTACAAGTCTTATGAATGAGGTGTAATGTGCTTTATATGCTCTGCGATTTGTTTCTTTATAAAACCAATCAGAACCTTTTTTAATAAGTTTTTTACCATCCTTGTCGATGATACCTGCTTTGAATGCACCTAACTTTTCGAAAGGAGTTACGAGCATTTTTAGAAAGCGGATTGTATAGACTAGGTCTGCCGCACTTTTCATTATACCCATTTTTATATCTCTCTTAGTTTCACAACAACACTTTTATCCATCGGAATACTAGTGTATGTATCGTTTTTTATTGCCTTAAGAAAGATTAGAAATGGTTTTAGTGCTACCCAGTGTTCCTTCTCTATTCTTAGTTCTAACATATTCAAACCTGCTTCATAACCAAAGACATTGAATATAACAATAAGGTGATTCAATATCAATCTTTCAGATATCTCACCTGTATTCCTATATCGAATAAGAAGTCTTTTAATATACTTAAATCTCTTTAAGTCTGAAAAGAATTCTTCACTGTCTATGCTTCTAGGAGTATGATAGTTCTTAGCAGCATAAAGTATAATATTGTCTTTAGTCAGTTGCATTATGTATCCAAGTAAAAGTTATACCTTTACTTATTCGTTTAATAACCCCTTCATTGTTGCCACTAAACTTTTCTTATTCTTTCTTCTGTCAAGTTCAACACCATGTTGTCTGCCCAAAGATTCTAACTGAACTTTTGTCATCTTTTCTAATGCAACATTATTAGCAGGTGCTTCTGTTAACATTTGTGGCGCTTCAGTCTTTCCGTAAAATTCATTTATTTGTGACTGACTGAACCCACCTGATTTATACACTTCTCCAGAATTTGGGTCTTCCCATCCTCTTTGTGTTGGTATTGCATGTTCACACCATGCGGGTGGTTTTATTTTACTCATAATTTTCTCTCTTTATTTAATAATGAAATCCTACTGCTACACCTAATACTGCGGCATTCGCGGCAAAGATTTTGTCAGTAGGGGATTTGCGTAAGATAATTTCTGCTTTCGCGTTTAATGAGATAGTACCGATATCGGTTCCATCTGCCTTTTCAAGGGTAACTAGGTGAACCGCAGTTCCACTATTGAATAGTCTAACTGCATTTGAGTTACCGAAAGAAGATGCAGTACCTGTAAGAGTGCCGCATGCTACTTGAGTTCCTAAAAGTCTAATCATTGACTATTTCTCCTCTTGAGGTTGTTTTGGAGTAGGTGCAGGGGTTTGAGCATTTATACCACGCCTCTTATCCATTCTCGTCATAAATGCCCTTGCTTCTTTGAAACGAGCATCATATGGATTTTTCTTTTTTTCTTCCTTTTTCTTGAAGTCTTTTTCTTGACCCGAAAGGTGTGCTCTTGCCATTTGAACAAGAGACTGAACTTCGTCTGGTTCATTTTTTTCCTGTGCAGGATAACCTTTACCCTTAAGAGGGTTTTCATATTCTTCTTTGACAGGATTAACAATCTTAGCATCCCCAACAGTACTATCTATAGCACGTTTACCAGATTTCTCTTTTGTTGCTTTTCCTGCTTTTGGTGTTGCTTCTTCTGCTTCTTCTTCTTTGTCTTCAATCTTCTTATCAGACTTCTTGTGTTTCGCAATGAACTCTTTACTTTTTGGTGACTCTTTATCATCAATTGCTTCAGGTTCTGCTTTCTCAACAAGTTCTGCTTCTAACATTGCAATAAACTCTTCACCTATCTTCTCTAATTCAGAAACTTTGGGAGACTTAGTTCCTTTTTCTTTTTTCTCTTCTTCTTCTTTTTTAGCAGGTTTCTTACCGCCATCAATTTCGTCATCAACTTTAGCACGACGATTGTGTAAGTACTCATCAGAACTATCAACATCACCATCGTTGTCAATGTCTTTGTCCTTACGGTCTTTGAATTTCTTATCATTCGCCTTATCGTCAACAGGGTCAAGTTGCTTTTCTAACATAGAAATCATTTCAGCGCCAGAAACGGAATCAGGTAGTGCTTTCTCTAGAGACTTTTCTATGTCCATTGTATTCATTGCCATTGAAGCAAACTTCTTTGCAAACGGTTTAAGTTTACTGTTTTTACTCATCTTCGCAACAACTTTATCTATTTTCATTGCGAGGTCTTTTACACTACCTTCGTTTTTCATTTCTTCTTTCTCTTTTTTACTTATTGCGATTGCCGCTTGTTGTTCAGGGGATACTGCTTCCATTATGTCATCGTCTGCCGCCATTTGGTCTAAGTTTCTTTTAACTACTTTACCACTTTTTAGTTTTACTTCGAAAGTACCAGAGTCTCTGTCATGTTTTCCTATTATCTTTGTTATTTCACCTTTTATATATTTTCCACCATCATCCGTATAGACTATATCGCCAACCTTGAGTCTCTTACCGAACTTCATTCTCTCATCAACATCATCTGCCTGTTCTGCAAGTGGTGCAACTCCTTTGTTGTTCACATAGACGAAATTCTTTTTACCGTTTGAAACAACTGCCGCAACAACTTTATTGCCTTGTTTGTTTTTTACAATATGTGTGATTTCCATACGACCCAAATCTGCATCTTTTTTAACTTGTTGCATAGACTTTAGTGGTCTTTCTATATCAGGATATGGAAGTTGACTCATATTATCTAAAACTTTTGCTTCATCTATCTGTTCTGCAAGACCCCAACCTTTTTTGAGATACTCTTTTTCTTTGGACTTGTCAACCACAAGTACTTTATTATTCTTGACGACCATAACATCTTTCTTTGGGTCAAGCATTTGACGTGGTAACTTTTTCTCTTTTACCAAATCGGGTTCTTCGTGAGTGTAACCCATCTTAGACATACGTTCATGGTCTTCAGGTTTCTCTGCCTTGTAACCTTTTCCTGTCTCAGGGTCATACATCATATGAGGTACAAACTCCTTGTTATCAGAAACTTCTTCTTTGGTCTTTGCTTCGTATATAGAACGATACGCATTACCAAGATTGTTTATATCAGATGTCTTCATTAGTATCTCCCTATTTACATCCAGAACAGATTGAATATTCCCGCAACCACTGCGGCACTTATCAACCATACTACTTTATTTATAACCTTTATTGTTCCGTGATTACTATCACAGACTTTCTCTATTTCATCGAGTTTCTCTGAGAACCTATTCATTCTTGTGAGAGCGTTCGTGCGTACTTCTTCGCTCGCCTGTAACTTCTCTTCAACTCGTGCGAGACTGACCATGACTTCTGCCATCTGGTCAAGTTTAAACTCTATACGGTCTAACCTATCTTTTTGTGTGTCTGCCATTTATCAGTTTCCCATTTGATGTAGAAATATTCTACTTCTATTTATACTTATTTTACTCTTTAAAAACACGAATAACTAAATCATCGCACCCTTTTATTATACGATGATACTCCATCGCCTTTATATTGTATTCTTTATTCTGTTCCATCACGATAGGAAGTTGATTGTCCTTTTGAAGTTTCCATCCGTTACCAGACTCAACCACAATCCTTCTGTCTTCTCTATCACGATGCCATATTAAATCAAGTTCGTCAACTTCCTCAGAGAAAGTTCTTATATTATTATTATCACAATAAGGATTTACCAAAAGAAGTTTCCTCCTCCACTCAATCCTAGTTGTTTCGCATAACGAGGTAGTCTACATGCCCAATACCCTGCGGTCATCTTATCGTTCTTTTGATCACACTTGTGTCGTGCAACAAAGGACTTACGTGCAGCAGGGTTATTCAGTTTCACCTTTAATCCTGTAGTGTCTCCCCACGAAATCTTTTTAATATTACCTGTCGTGGGGTCTTTGACATGTACGTAATACTTCTTTGTTCCACCGCGTTTCGGTTTGTTCAGTTCGGGTTGTTCCTCTTCAAAGATACAATCTAACGCAACATTATCTCCGTTGAACTCTGCGAACTCACCAAGGTTACTCTCGATTATCTCAAGGTCATTACCTGTTACTTCTAGGTTGCCTTCGTAATACTTATTACGTGCCTCACGGAAATACTCATAGTACTTCTCGGAACCTACACGATACCAATTGTCTTCAATCAAAGATGAACATTGATTACAACAATCAGATGTACCACAGTTCGTATGTTCCGTAAACTTCAACAACTATCTACCAATCATTTTCTTTACGTCAGAAAGAGACCTTATAGACTTCTGAAACTTATCTTTTTCAAAAGACTTCTTTAAAGAATTAAACTTAACTAATACTTGTTGAGCAGTTCTTCGGTCAACCTTTTTCTTACCAGAAGGGAATATTACATCTGCTCCATTAGGTAAGTCTGCTGCCTTTCTCATCTGCATTATAATATTTTTATTTGCAGATTTTCTATCTGAATCAGTTGCGCTATCATCGGTATCTTTTTTAAGAGGAGCAAGACCTCTTTTATCATCTCTCTTAAACGCACGTCTTGCGTCAGCATAGGCAGATGCTTCATTAACAGGTTCTTCACTTTCTTCACTTGCCATATAGTCACGGACACTATCCATATAGTCAACTGCTTTTGTTAACTTAGATTGAACCCACTCAGGTAGATTGTCCATCTCTTTTATAGATGACATTAAATCTTCTACCGCAGACTTCGCAGTTCTGAGTTGACTCAGTGCCATTCCACCTTCGTTATCATACTCATCATTTTCCATTACAACTGAGAAGATTTCGTCGTGGTCTTTTTTCTTTGAAAGGTCTTTCCATCTAGGAGGTAACTCAACACTTGTAGGCGTTTGGTTTATGATTTCCTTTGAAGCAACTGCTTGTTTCTTCATCCACTTAGTTTTCGCACCCTTACTATGGAAAGATATCTTGACACTTTCTTCAAGGTCAGTTGACTCCGTATAGTCTCTTGCTTGTAATCGTTTACCGCTTTTTTTTGCGTACTCGTCCGCAGCAATCACAGACACAAACCTAATTTTTTCTCGTGCAATCTTTTCTAGCGTATTAGCATGTAACTTACTAATCGCTTTCTTCAACTTTTTATAGTTTTGAGAGGTTGGGTCAATACGTTTGACAGTTGAATATGCCTTCTTAAGTCTTGATAATTGTATAGGTGAGAAGTCGTAGTCAGACCCTGACCCTTGCCAGTTCTCTATCTGTACTGTTTCATTTATTGATTCTTTTACCAAATCAATAATTGTAACTGGCATATTACCTGATTTCATCAACACTTCTTTTGTCTTTTCATTCTTTAAAAGATATACACCACCTTTTCCGATAGTAATTTGTTCCCAACCAAGTTGGTTGTGTCGAAGCATTTTCTTTTTTGTGACTTTATGACCATCACTAGAATATCTTTTAGTTTTGTATGCGAATTTATCACCTACTTTTAGACTATCAAATACTTTTGCCATCTTAGGAGACACAGTTGTATATTCTACTATCTCTGTCTGTTCTTTCATTGCGAGGTCTTTGACATATCCGTGGAACATGTCGTCACCCTGAACAGGGGTCTTTGCTGTTCGTTTGAACTTCATATGTTCCTTACCACCATCTAACTTCTTCATAAGTTGGTCGAACTTCATCTTTTGTTTAGGGGTCATATCACTTGCATCTTCCTGTTGCATCAGAGTTTCTTTTTCTGAACTTTGTTTTTTATTTAACTCTTCCTTTTCTTCAGCGTGTTTCAATGCAAGTTCTGCTTTCTCTGCAGGAGTTGCTTTCTCTTTTATTTGTTTGAACTTTTTCATTACGCTAAATCCTTATCGTGGTTCAGACCACCTTTTTTCTTTTTGACTATGAATGCATTTACTCGTGCATATCCCCATTGTTGAGGAGTGGTTCCTGGACGATGTCCTGTCCTCCACGCGGCAACTCCTCTATCATAAACCTTCTTCAAAACGCCATAAGATATTCCAGACTTCTCACTTTTTTTAGTAAGTGCTTTGTCTGCTTCGGTTATAAATTCTTTGAAACTAGATGTCATTTCTTCAACCTTTTACTTCGTGCTTCGGTTATTCTTTTTGCGAGGTCTTTTCTATCGTGTGTTACATCCGCTTTCATAAATGTTCTACCTTTACGATAGTCATAACCCCTTGGTAAAGATTTATTATCAATCATTTTGAATAATAACTTCTCTAACTCTCTAAATTGCATGCGATACCCTTTTGCAAGATTCATTAAATGTCGTCTTGCCGCTTCTGCGTCACTGGTTTTTATCTCAACTTTATTCTTATTCTTATAAATGACAGGAGTTTCCCAATCTTTTTTATTGGTGTCTCTTACCCACTTACGAATAACTTTTATATGAACATCTTTGTTGACAATACCATCAAAGTTTCGTAGGAAAGGATTACCTGATAGGTCTACATTTCTTCCAAAAAGTTCTTCTAGTGGTGTGTCGTCTGTGTATTTCTTTTTTAGTTTGTCTGTGCCTATTTCCCCTGCGTTCTCTCCGAACATCTTTTCATAGTCTTTGGTATACTTACTTGGTTTCGTCTTCGCTGATTTGTCTCCTGGAGCAGGTTTGTAGGCATTTGGATTATCGTCATCCATTGCCGTACCTTTCTTAAAGTGGGCGTCGCGTTTCGATTTGGTAGACTTAGACATCTCCTTACCTTTAGCATCCTTTGCGTAATACTTGGCAGGTTGGGTTCCCTTCTTATCCTTTATATCAGGGTCTTGTCGTTCAACTAACTGAACTGCGTCTAACCATTTTCTTAACTTCCTTTCGCCACATTCAACGATAACATAGTTCGCACCTAATACGGTTACGGTTCCTACCTCATCGCTCTCTTTTATTGCTACTGTATCGCCCAGTTCAAATAGAGTCCCGTTGACATATGCCTCACGAGTATCATCTTTCTTACCAAGGTCGATGTGATTTTTAAATGTTGTTTGCTCTTTAAGACCTAAACCTGACCTTACGTCATTAAAGAGTTTACGTGTATCTTTATCATTCATATTCTTTGGAACACCCAAAGTGAATGCTTGATAGTTATTATCTACTGCGTTTTTACGTTGTTTAGATGCAGACATTCCTGCCACACCTTCGGCATCAGGGTCTCTTTGTCCTGCAGAAGTAACCTTGATTGACTCAAAGTTATAGAACCCGTGACGTGCTTTCTTGCCGTTATATTTGTTAAGTAATACATCAAACTCTCGTAGTCGGTCTTGTCCAACTACCATGTTGATGCGTTTGTATCCGGCGTCATATAATACTCTCGCAATATCGAATACGTTCTTGACACCCTTGTCAACTATAATGTTACGACCATGCTTTGGGAACATCTTGCGTAGGTGTTTAATCTTATCTGAATATGTTAATGGGTCTTTTTTCCCTGTAGTGTGAGACACGTAGACTTTCCAGTCTGCACCTCTTGCTTTACTTGCAATCGTATCTAATACTTTACCATGACCAATGGTAGGGGGATTCATTCTTCCAAAGGTAAAGAATACTTCTTTGGTCTCTTCAACGAGATAGTCTTTAAAATTCTTAATCATTTTTACCCATTACTTAACTTTGTCCCATCCTTTAAGAATATCTGGACTAAAGTTATTATACGAAAATTCCATTCGGTCAACTAACTTGACCGCACCATTACCAAGTTTATCAATAGCAACAAACCCTTCTGCTCCTGTCGGGACTTTAAACCCCTTCTTAGTCTGAACAAACGCACTTGTTTTACTAATGCTATTAAGTTTATTTATAAGTTTTAATTTCGCCAATACAATACTTTTTTGTAAATCAAACATTTTTATTAACGATTTTTTGTTTTTATCTGAGAAAAATGTCATAATCAAATCTAGTTTATCCTGTTGGGTTTTCTTACCCTTATCTGTTTTTCGTTTATCCATTTCTTTCTTGTACTTATTATCTATCCATTTAATAAGTCCGTTCACATGAGATGCACTATTAGGTATAAGTTGACCCTCTCTTACAAATGTATTGTTATACTGTTCTATATGTTGTGCTAGGATTTGGTTCTTTTCGAGTTCTCTTAGTGTTGAACCCGCAATACTATTAAACAACTTACCACATTCTGATAAAAGTCTCGAAACTTCTTTTGTCTCGTTTTCGTTCATAGTTGCATTACCAACACTTGTTATCATAGCATCCTTTGACCATACGTTCTTTGATTTTTTAAGACCTTTTACGTTTACCCCATATGATGCTTTCATAGATGAAAAGTCTTTTCCTTTATAGGTTGTATGCCATACGATACCTATCTTAGCGTTTCTGACTTCTTTTGCTTGATCATAAGGTATAGCATATATGATTGTATTAGGATGAAAGGTTGTATACTTCTGTCCGTCAATAGTATCTTTCTTTACATCTTTATTTGAAAACAAGAAGTCTCCTTGTATCACACCTTTGATACCAAGGGCAGGTAGATACTTTAATGCCATATCCATTTTATCTGCGAGGTCGCCTGACATATCTCTGTTAATTTCTTCGCTCGTTTTGTATATCTTAGGGTTCTTTGCGAAGATACCTTTCTTTGCAACAAAGAACTTACCATCACTTGGGTCTTCTCCGCAGAATATTGCAGGAGCACCATCCCACTTTACTGAAAGACTAGCATTACTTTTACCTGCAAGCATATCCCTAAGTTCACGTAATGCATTAATTGCCTGTCGTGTACCCTTCACACCACCATAGAGAACCTTGTCCTCGATATGAGTCATGTGAGTATTCTTCTCTTCTGTTATGAATGATGAAAATTTTTCCATTACTTGGTACTCAACGAATTGTATTTAACTGAAAGGTTAAAGAACTGCCCTAACTTTCTTTCTCCTGCATTACCACCTTTATTAGTTCTAATTGACATTGCCATCGTAATGGTTTGGTCACGAGATTTTAACTCTAAAAACCAATTTTGTTTAGAACTTGTAGATGCGTATGCTTTTACGAACTTAACAAAGGGTAAGAACACACCTAGTTCGTCTGTTTCTGTAACTTCTTCAAAATTATCTCCAACTGCTTTTATAACCTTCGTAGGAACTGAAGGTGCGTTACGAAGTATTGCGGAACGAATATAGTCAAGGGTATTTTCTTTATTTTCATTAAATAAGTCAATAACACTTTGTCTACAAATCTCTAGGTGTTGATCATAAAGTTTTTCGTACTTTGCTTTATCTTCTCTATCCAGTTTAATAAGTAATTTTGAGGTATCTCTTTTCTTAGACTTATCGTATGAACCAGATGGAGGCATACCTTCAATCTGAGAATATACTTCGGTGTGTAATTTTCTGCGTAATGCAATTACATTGCGTTGTTTTTTGAATGTAGTGAAGATAGGGTTAACATAGGTATTAAGTTTAGGTTCTTTTGTTTTCTTACCACCTGCTTTGAGCGATACACCTAGCATTTCGCCATCACTAAATTCTAAAAAGATATCTCCTGGATGACTCTTTGGAACTCCTCTAGGTTTCGCACGATATCCCCAATAAACATTCTTGATAGGTTTACTTTTACTCTCATCAACTAGATATTTGTAAACACCCATCGCGTTTAACATTTTCTCTGAGAACTTAGAAGATTCAGATGCTTTTTGAATAGTATCTACTGCTGCTTTAACGTCTTTACTAAGAACACATTTAAGTTTTTTTGGTTCTTGTTCTAATAAAAAGTCATAGAACTTTCCGATGTTAGTTCCTGGATTGAAGTTTTTTTCCCATGCTATGAGCGGAAACAATTCAGTAATAGATGCATTAAGAGTTGTTTCTCCCATCCCACCAGATTTAGGTTTTATAAGAAGAATCACCTTAACATCAAAATGAGAGTCAATAAAAATTGGGTCAACAGATTGTCCTGTTTTATTTCGAACTTCTGCTTTGATTCCTGCTTGGGTTAGGTTACGTAGTATTTCGTCACGGTCATCTAATCTATCATTTGACCTAACAATAAATATTGCAGTTTTACTATTTTCAGATTTTCTTTCAACAGAAAGTTTACCAAAAACTTTTGGAGGAAAATCTTTTTCAGAAATTTCCTCTGATAGAAAGTTTATAAAAGAAAACATCAATAAGTCCCATTTGTAATAAAGTTAATTTATACATCTATTTATAACAATTTGAAACTAGAGTTTTCCTCATTATACTGTTTTATTGTATCTTTTAAACTATTAATCCAGTTATCGCGATGTTCTACATAGATTTGTGGTTTGTCTTTACCGTCTACTGATATGATAGTGACGAGTTGTGTAATAGATTGACCTGTGCGCTCTTCCCACATTACAGCATACGCTGCTTCCTGCATAAAGTAGTTCTTGACCCATTCTCTTTTCTTAGGTTTCATTGAAGTCTTGAAGTCAATGATAGAGGGTATACCGTCAAACTCAGCAACACAGTCAACCCTACCCGCAACTCCAAGATGATTGGAATACAGAGGTGCTTCTTGAGCATAGACCTTACCAATAAATCCATCGAGTATAGGTTTCATTACATTAAACGAATGAATGATATCCGGAGTGTAACCTTCTTTATAATTAGGTTCATTATTAATGTACTTCTCGGTAATCTCATGAACACGAGTACCACGACCTGATGCCTTACCAGAGATACGGTTCGCCTCTTTCTCACCTACTCTTTTACGCCACTTAGCGATAGAGTCACGTGACAATATAGAAAGTACAGTAGTGATAGAGGGCAAGTCAACACCTTCCGGAGTGCGATACTTGCGACCCTTTTCGGTTGTGACTGCATTCATCTCTGTTAATTCAACTGCTTCATGTACAAACATATTATATCTTTCTATTTAATTTAATCATATTATAGTATACTTACTCTTGTAAGTCAAGTGTTTTCTTTTTTATAAACCTTTTTAATTTAAGAAACTCTTCAATCTTCTTTATATCTTCTGGTATATCAACCGCTAGACCTTCGTCTTGTACCTCTACCATCTTTACAAGTTGCCCTCGTTGAAGGAACCTTCTCATCTCAATACTTTCGGTAGCATCAAGTGAGTCATAATTTCTAGTGCTAGTAAAGTTACGAAGTGTACTTGCGTTAAAAGCAAACAACCCTAGTGACTGTAACTTAGATACAGGAAGTCTTGAGAAGAACATAGCATGACCATTGTCATTTATAACAACCTTAGTTACGTTTCTATCATTCAACTTACTATAGTCAGTCATTACTCTATACGCAACTGATACACCAATCT